TGGACAAATAACCTTATTGATTACTTAAAAAGTGCAATGTCATATACTGATAAAATTAACTTACTAGAATTTACAGGTACTGTTGAATTAATTCAGATAACAGACAATGCCTACATTCGCTACAATAAATAATAAAATAAATGAATAAATTATGAAATTAGATATCCCTACACTGAAGGCAGCTATTGCTAAAAAAGGTTATAAGTGGTTTGATGACCAGCCTAATTTAATAGCAGTTAGGTCGGCTCTAAACGTACCAGATATCTTTAATGATATAATGAGTGTTATATGGAAGCAAAGACCAATACCAAATGGATTAACAGCTAGTCAAAAACAAGAATGGTTAAATCTTAATTTATTTACAGGTAAGACAGGTAAACCACTTAAAGTTGATGGTGATTTTGGATCTAATAGTCAACATGCGTATGCTCAGTACGAGGCAGTTTTAGGTAAAGAAAGAATTATAATGGGTGTTATCACTACTGAACCAGGTATAGCGTATCAAAAGAAATTATTAAATAAAGACGGATGCTGGGTAATGATGCCAGCACAAATGATAAATGGATATAAGTCAGGATATCATCAAAACAAAAAAGACCATAGATGTTTACAAAGTTTCGGCAAAATCTTTGGTATGCGTGACAATGACTTAGATGGAATTGCTGGTAATGATTCAGACGCTGCAGCGGCTAAGTGGGTTGAAGGTTATACTGTTGGTGCAAATATACATGGTTCACAGAAAGCCGGAATTACAGCTAAGATTGGACCGTGGAGTGCAGGCTGTCAGGTTTATAATAATTGGACTGATAAAGAAAATATGATGAATATCATAGATTCATATAAAGGAGTTAACAATGGTTGGGTGACTTATACATTAATTGAAGAAAAAGATTTAGCATAATGAGTTTTAATAAAAGGTACTTCAATATAGAAGGCTTTATAAATATCTATAGTTTAGATGGCATAAAGGGAATTAAAAAGACGTTCGATAAAATAGATGGATTTATATTTGAAGACAATAAATCAAGTAAAGTATATGATTTAATAATTGATAAAAAAGAAGTTGAAGCTATTAAATTATTAGATAAAGAATTTAGTAAATCTAAGAAAAATGAAAAATAAATATCGACGATGTCAAAGTACTCAACTAAAAGAATTGAGTATCTTTTTAAAGGAGAAGATACTTGGATAAAGAATTTATTGAAAAAATATTTCTTTAAAAGAAATCCATATGTCTCTTCATATTATAGGGCACCTTATTTAAAATTCAAAAGAACAACAACTGAACAAGAAGAATGTAATAAATGTGCAAATGATATTATTTATTTTGCTGAAAATTATTATTACAACTTAAATATAGAAGGTGTATTAGAACTTATTAAGTTAAGAGATTATCAAAAGAAAGTTTTAGAATCATATGTAAATGGTAGAACTATAGTTTGTTCTAGTAGACAAATGGGCACAACTACATTAAATAAAATATTTTCACTTTGGTCTATTTTATTTAATCCAGTATATGTTCAATTTGTAACTGAACCTATGAATACTCATTATAATTTTATAGAATCATTAAGAGCTGCATATATTAAAATACCATATTATATGCAAAAGGGAATAACTAGATTTAACAAACATGAAATAGTATGTGATGATTATTCTAGAATTACTTCATTAAGAGCAAAATTAAAACCTAAAGATATTAGTCTTAAGAATTTTGTTACTGTAGCTGATAACGCTGCATGGTTATGCAATGCTGACTTAGCAGATATAGAAAGAACGTTAAGATTTAAAGGTAAAGTTATTATGACTTCTACCCCTAATGGTATGAATAATTTTTACAATTTATGGAAAAATTCATTAGAGAAAAATACCTATAACTTTAATCCCATTAAATTAATGTGGTTCCAGAGAGATGGCTGGGATGATTTATGGGCTGATCAGCAAATTAAAAACATTGGACAAGATGCATTTGATGAAGAATGTAATCTAAAATTTAGAAACAAATCTAAATAGTCGGATATATAAAAAGAAGCCTCGTGCTTGTTATATCTTGGGTCCAAAGCCCTCGAGTAGTTGTAAAAAGCTACGAAAAGATTAGCAAATAAAAAATAAAAAACGAGAAGAACGTATGAGTAATTTAAAACCGACGGCCAGAATAGGCGTCAACAAAAGTCTAGTGCCATCAGGTACTAATGTTTATCTTAAATCAGGTCAAGAATTTGAGATAGAACTATTCAATCCCACACAACACAACATCTTGGCTAAAATCTATATTAATGGTGAAGCAGTAAGTGAAACCGGTTTAATTATTAAACCAGGAAGAAGAGAATGGCTTGAGCGTTATATTGATAAACCTAGAAAATTTAAATTTGATACCTATGAGGTTGAAGCAGGTAACAGCGATGTTAAAGCTGCTATCAAAAATAATGGGTCTATTAAAGTTGAGTTCTATAAGGAAAAAACTAAAAATGATGGTAATTATCTAATTTTAGATGGCAGTTGGAATAAACCATTTCCATTTCAGCCAATACCAAATTGGCAAATGCCACCTTCGTTTCCACCTCAGCCAGATATTTGGTTCGGACCTTCATATAATCCATTATATGGGACTATTACTACAAGTACTGGAGTAATAGGTACTAAAACTACATTGAATGCGGATGCTGGGTCGCTTAATTTAAACTGTTCAACAGGAGATACTACATTTGTAAATTGTAATAATACAATTTCAGGTCAGTATAATTTTACTGGAGATATCTTGAATGAAGAATCTACTAAAACATTTCTAGGCCAATCTTTAAATTCTAATAAAGCAAAGAAATCTGAAGTTGAAGAAACAGGTCGTATTGAAGAAGGTTCTTATTCAAATCAATCATTTACATATGTTGATATGGATTTTGAATCATGGGTATCATCATCAGTAGAATATAAGTTATTACCTATATCCAAGAAGCCTGTTGTAGCTTCTGAAATTAGTGTATACTGTACTTCATGTAGTACTAAACAAAAGAAAACTTCGTGGAAATTCTGCCCAACATGCGGAAATAAATACGAATAACAATAATAAACTCTAACATTCACGTGGCTGAAAGCCTTCTCTTAACAGGAGAAGGCTTTTTTATGTTATGTGTTTTACCCGATATATAATTAAAATAATAGGGTATAATGAAGATTCATAAGAGATATTCTGATATAGTCGCTGAAAATGAATATATAGATAAAGACTTAGAAGACATCAGACATTTTAAAGGCAGTATACTTCAGTTTAAAGATTATTGGGAAAGAAAAATGAAAGTACCATTTAATCCACATGGTGAAGTAAACTACAAGTACCCGACAGATAGGAAAGAAGAAGATAAATCACTACCTTATCAAGATTTCGTTAATGGCGAAAGTTCAGTAGTTAAATATAATTTAAAGACTAGAAAAAAAGGTATTAAAAAAGAAAATACATAAATTATGGAAAAGTTTATAGAATCATTTGATGATTTCAGAGGTAATGTTAAAATTGATGAAGCCTCAGAGATTGCCGAATTTAACAAGAAAATTAAAGACATGGGCGAGCAAGCAAAAGAGGCTCGCGAAAAGGCAGTTGAAGCTAAAAATAAATATGAAAAATTTACAAAGGATGGTTCCCATAAAGAAGCTAAAATAGAATTATTAAAACATACTAAATTTAAAGCACAATCTACTATGCTAGATGCATCTGTAGATCTAATGTTAATCGAAAAAGGTAAAGAGCCTATTAGTAAAGATGATAATAAAAAGAAAGATGATAAGTCTGAAGATAAAAAAGATAAAGAATAATGGAAGATAATAAAAAATATTTTATGCCTACATTTGAGGGATTTTTAAATGAGATATCATATGATGAACAAGAAGGACCCCCTGTATCTTCATTCAGAAGCGAAGATTATAAAGATAAAGATAACTTAAGACAATCGATGACTGTTATTGAAGAACTATTAAGGGTTATATCTGACGGTGAACAATTAGACCCAGAACAGTCTGAACTTATTTCAAGTGTAAACGATAATTTACAAAAACTTAAAAGATCTATCCAAGGCAGAGAAGATATTAAGAGTAAAGAAGAAGAGAAAAGGGAAGAAGAACAAGGATTCGGAAACTAATGAAAACTATTACAAAGAAACCACAGGGTAAAGTAGAAGTACTTGAAAGACATAGAACACAGAAAGGTTTTATATTTAGACCCGGTTTACAAATAGATTATTTTGCAATAACTAGAATTAAAGAAGACTGTGGATGCGGAAGACCAGTTACTTACTTTGAGTTCTATGATACTAAATATGGATTATTACCAACATCAAAAGGAAAAACAATATGAGTAAATTTTTATTAAAAACATTTGAAAGCTTTAAGGAGTTACGTAAAATAAATGAAGCAAGCGGAAACACATACTCATACGGGTGTGCAATGATTTATTTTAATATGCCTGAAATGGATGACCTACATGCTAAAATTGAAGAACGTGATATTTATATGGAAGATGGAGATAATTCATACGGATTAGAAAATGAACCCCATGTAACATTACTGTATGGAATACATTCAGATGAGGTTTCAGACGATGAAGTAATGAAATTATTAAACTCATTTAAAAGTACATTGAATACTATTAAATTAACTAAAGTTTCTAAGTTTGAAAATTCTAAATTTGAAGTTTTAAAATTTGATGCGGAAGGTGATGTATTACATGAAATTAATAGTACTCTATGTAAAGAGTTACCTTTTACTACAGATTACCCAGACTATCATCCCCATATGACTATAGCATATCTTAAACCTAAGATGGCACAGAAGTATATCGATATCTTAGAAGGAATGAACTTCGAATTAGAACCAGTTAAATTTGTTTATAGTAAACCAGATGGCACCAAAATCACAGAGTCTATCTGAAACATTAGAAATACTATTTGTATAATACAAAAGACATTACTATGAAACCAAAAGAGGAGAAGCTATTTTTCGAACGACATTTCCCGGAACTATTACGACAAGTATCTCGACTAGCTGATGCTATGGAAAATCAAAATAAGCTTAATGAAAAATTATTCTTATTTGAGAAGAAAAAATACCTTGAGTCTACTAAAGTTAACGAGAAGTCTAACTCTTAATAAGAGATAGAATAAATGGTAGACTATTATAAAATACTAGAATTAGAGCGAAGTGCAACAATTGATGAGATTAAAAAATCTTATCGCAGGCTTGCTAAGGAATATCACCCTGATAAAAATGAGGGCAATAAAGAAGCTGAAGATAAATTTAAACAATTAGCTGAAGCATACGATGTTCTAGGAAATCCAGAGAAGAAGAGAAAATATGATGCAACTTCATTTGGCAATAATCAACATGTATATGGTGATTGGGCTGGAATGAATATGAATGATATAATGGAAGATTTACAGGGTACTGGATTTGCAGAAAACTTTGATAAATATTTCAGTGGCAGTTTTGGTAAAAATAGTGCTAGAGGCGGTGATATTCTAGTCGAATTAAATATTACATTAGAAGATGTCTACAAGGGATGTGAGAAACACTTTTCATATTATGAAAGAGGTTCAGACGGTCAAACTAATCAATCAAATCCTATATCAATTAAAATTAAAAGAGGTATAGAAAGCGGGCAGAAACTTAGAATAAAAGGTAAAGGACATGTTAGTCCATTTAATTCAGAATTACCACGCGGTGATTTAATTGTAACTATTAATGTTATAAATAGTGTATTATTTAGGAGAGAAGGAAGTACTATATATTATAGAGCAAGTGTTCCATTTTATACTGCGTTACTAGGAGGTGATATACATATACCAAGTATTGTAAGTGGTAGTAAGCTAAAAGTTAAGATACCTGAAATAGCAAAACAAGGTCAATTATTAAAACTTAAAAATAAAGGTTTACCAATATACGACCCTAACTATAACTGGAGCGATTCAGATACGTTTGATAGTATACCAGAAAGATTTGGAGATATGATTATAGAAGTTAATATAATTATGCCAGATAAGATTACAGAAAAAGAAAGAGAATTATTTAATCAACTTAAAAAGATAAAAGAAATAAATGATAAAAATTAATGAAGCTCCAGTTTATCTAAATACGCCTAAGGGTAAAGGTATTTTAGAAGATATTATTATAACAGGTTTAGGTTATATTCAAATTAAAGTTAAATATCAAAGTGATATGTTCGATGAATGTGCAACATTTACTAGATATAATATAACTAACGTTGAGGATTTATTAAGTAATAGTGTATTATCAATCGTTAAAGAATTAAATGAGCCTGAAGTAAATGCATGAGTTTAGTTTAAAATATCAAACGGATATTAATTTTAGAAATTTCATTAACGAAGTTATAGACCTTAATTCACCTTTATGGAATGAGTATGCTATAATAAAATCATATGAAATATTAATGGATAATATAGATGATATTAAGACTAATCCGTCAATTTACATTTTTATGTTAGAAAATATAGATAAAATGATAGAGCATTTTCAATCTGTTGAAGAATATGAAAAATGTAGTAACTTAAAGCAAATTAAAAAATATATTATAATTGTATGATAATAGTAAACGTAAAAGATGAAGGTAGCTTTGATAAAGCTATGAAAAAGTTAAAAAAGAAATTCAGAGATATTAAAGTATCTAAAGAATTATATGAAAGAAAATCTTATACAAAACCTTCAGTTAAGAAACGTGATATTAAAAAGAATGCAATTAGAAAGAATAAATATAATTTAAAAAACGAATAATATGGAAATCATTAATTTTATTTTTGAAAGTTTTTGGCATTTTGTCGGTTCAGTATTTTTAATATTCGTTATCGGCGGAACACTCTCAAATATGCTGAAATCTTTTAGACTTTTTGAAATAAATAACAAATCAAATACACCTGTATCTAATACGCCACCTCAGGTTAACCAGGGTGTATTTAATGACCTTCTAAGTCTCTGGAATAAACGTAACAAAGGGGACGACAATAATCAGAAATAATCCTTCATTTCTTGATTGCCGAAAATATATAATACATATGGCATTTGAGAAGAATTATATTATTTCGATTATGGATGAAGATATACCAAAAGGTGAGCTTGACTTTTTAATGAAGGCCATCTTTACAACAATAATAAGTAACAAAACTAGAGCATTAAGATATTTTGTTATTTACGAGGAGGGCGATACAGTAGTCGACATACCTGAAGACTTAAATCAACGATTAGATTTTATAAATAAACTTTTAAGTTATTTTGAAATAACTGAAGAGTATGAGAAATGCCAAGAACTTTTATTGTTTAGAGGTTTGGCCAAGAGGCAATGGGGCATAAAATAAAAATAAAAAATGTATGAGTAAATCTAAAAAACCTAAAACCAGATTCAGTACTGAAAAGGAATTTAATAAAAAAGATACTATACAAAACGCTTTTAGCGACATAAGGTTTTCAACGACCTATAAGACAGAAAGTCAAAAGACTTTTTCTAATATAATAGATGAACATAAAATAAGCATATGCAGCGGACTTGCAGGATGCGGTAAAACTCATATTGCAATATTCAAGGCATTAGAAATGCTTAGAGATAATAAATCAACTATTGAAAAAATATATCTAGTTAAACCTAATGTTGAAGTAGGTGAAAAATTAGGATTTTTACCAGGTACTGTTGAAGAAAAGATTTATATGTATATGATTTCCTTTTATGATATATTTGAATCAATGATTGGTGAAGATAATACTAAATATCTAAAAGAAATGGGTTTAATTAAAGATTTACCGTATCAGTTTCTAAGAGGACGTACTTTAAATAACGCATTTGTTATAATAGATGAATGTCAAAATTTATCAATGCATGAAGTTAAAACTATTTTAACTAGAATTGGTTCAACGAGTAAATATGTTTTATTAGGTGATACTGGTCAAATGGACAAATCATTTGGTAAAGAAAAAAGTGGACTCGATGATGCATTGTCTAGATTTGAAAATTTCGATAAAATTGGCATATTCAAATTTAATGATAGTGATTCTATACGTGACCCATTAATTAATGAGCTCCTTAAATTTTACTAAACAATAACATTTATAGAGATATAACTTATCTGAGTGAATAGATATGCAAAGTAAAATGGCAAACAAGTCTAAAAAAGAAAAATCGACATTTACACCTGAGCAGCTTAAGTTTATTAGGCACAATGGGCCTGAATCTGTTCTGTTAACAGCAACTGCAGGTTCTGGTAAAACGTCATGTGCTACAGGTAGATTAGTTTGGCTATTAAATAATAAAGTTAGACCAGAAAAAATAATATTCTTTTCATTTACAAATGACGCAGTTAATGAATTAAGAAGTCGTATTAATAATGACAAGGTTGAGATTACTACAATTCACTCATTTTGCTTATCAGCACTTGCTCGCTCAGGAAAGTTTAAAAACATAGCTGACTTCCATGGTTTTATACGATGGTTTAAAAAGAAGTATAAGCCTAAAGCAAATGCTAAATGGGAAGAGATTACAAGGTTTAATAGATTATCGGAAAAGTTAGAAGAAGAACCTGAGTACTATGCTTCACAAATTTCTAAGTTTAAAATCATGCAAGCTGAAAATACTAAAGGCAGAATGCCTGATTTCTTTTTAGCATATGTTGCATTCCTTAAAGCAACTAATAGCCGTGACTTCGTAGATATGCTTATTGAAGTTCATAGAATGAAAGATGGTAAATATTGGGAAAATAATTACGCACATAAATATGATTATGTATTTGTAGATGAATACCAAGATACTTCTTCTATGCAGATGAGGATTCTGTTAGCACTTAAAGGTAAAGTATATCATCTTATAGGGGATAGAAATCAAAGTATTTATGGGTTTACAGGTTCTAATTGTGATATGATTGAAAAATTATTAAAGCAAGCTAAACCTACTGTTGATTATTCATTATCTGTAAACTTCAGGTCTGATGTTAATATAGTTAATCACTCAAATAATTTTTCAGGATTAAAAGCTGTACCTAATAGTATACTTCCGGGTAAAGTAGATTTCAAAGTCTTAACTGAGAATGAAGTATATTCTATGATGAAAGAAAAGGATGTAGTTATATTAGCTAGAACTAATAAAGTTATTAAAGACCTTGAATTAAAATTTCTAATGAAAAAGATACCAATGAGGTATTTTAATTTATTTTCCCATGATGAATTAGAAATTATTAAAAAGAAAAAAGCTGTGACGCCTAAATTAAATAGAAAACTTAAAAAGATATTACCATTAGTAGGAAGAGCAGATGAACTAGTTAAGTTTATAGAAGATAATCAGGACAGCAGAACATTTATAACATCAATTCATAAAAGTAAAGGTCGAGAATTTCCGGTTTGTATAGTTGTAAATTCATTATCACCTTATGTTTTAGAAAAAAATGGTATAACACTTGATAAAAAAGAAATTAAGAAAGTATCTTTTGACCCAGGCGATCCTGAAGACCAAGAGGCTTTAAATGTACATTATGTTGCTGTAACTAGAGCTAAGAATGAATTATACTTCATGATGTATGATATGAACGAATTAGACTAAAATAAAATATATGAAATACGTATCGCTTGATATTGAAACAACTGGCATTGATCCAGAAGTAGACCAAATATTAGAAATTGGAGCTATTATAGAAGACACTAATAATTTATTATCTTTTGATAAGATACCTAAATTTAAATGTATAATTGAACACACTAAGTATACTGGTAATGCATTTGCTATAAATCTTAACCAGAGAATATTTAATATCTTAGCAAATATACCCCCGATGAAAAAAGATCTTGTATTACATTGTGAATATAAAGTAAGAAATAATATTTTAACTCTTTCACAAGCATCATTAGAATTTAGTAAATTTTTAAAATCTAATGGCATTGAATCTGGATATTCAGCTGCTGGTAAAAACTATGCAGGGTTTGATAATTTATTTTTAAAGAAAATTGATAATTGGCCAAGTGCACATCAAAGAGTTATTGACCCTGGCGTATTATTCGTAGACTTTAAAAAAGATTGGATTACTCCAAATCTAGAAACATGTAAACAGCGTGCTGGTTTGGTAAATACAAAAGTATCACATGATGCTATTGAAGATGCATGGGATGTTATACAAGTTTTAAGAGTTAAATATTAAATTATGAAACTACAAGCATATATGAAGGACTGCATCGAATGTGGTGTAGATGAAGTAGGTAGAGGTTGCCTAGCAGGCCCTGTTGTTACAGCAGCTGTAATATTACCTAAAGACTTTGATAACCCGTTGATTAAAGATTCAAAGAAATTAAAGTGGAAACAATTAGAAGAAGCTTATAAAATAATTAATGAGCAAGCAATATCATGGTCTGTATTTCAGCATTCACCTGAAATGATTGATAAACATAACATACTTAATGCTACTATTCTAGCTATGCATGGTGCAATTGAATGTTTAGATATTATGCCTGAACATATTATTGTTGATGGTAATCAATTTAAAGATTATTATAGCGGAAAGACATTTAAGAAGGTACCTCATGCTACTGTAGTTAAAGGTGATAGTAAGTATTATTCAATAGCTGCAGCCTCTATTATGGCTAAAGTTACTAGAGATAAAATGATGCATACTCTTGCATTATCATTCCCTCAGTATGGTTGGGAAACAAATGTAGGTTATGCTACACAAAAACATCGAGATGCTATTAAACAATATGGTATTACTGAATGGCATCGCAAATCATTTCTTGGCGCACTGACAATTGAAATGGGATTGAAACCCCTATTCTAACTTTGGGTAATAAATCTAATTGCTTATATTTAATTAATAAATTAAAACTATGACTATCAAACAAATCTTCGATGAAATCGCAAATGAACCTGGCACAAATGCCAAAATGGATATTATGCGCAAATATGTTAATAATGAAACTTTACAAAGAGTATTGTATTTAGCAAACTCAAAGAGAATTAAATTCTATATTAAACAAATACCTGAACAGGGTACTAAAAACACAAAGCTGAATGATTTAAGTTTTATATTAAGTGAGTTAGGTCATTTGTCTAATAGAGATGTAACAGGCGATGATGCTCGTAGATTTTTAAAAGGTTTATTGGAAAGTGTTAGTGAAGATGATGCATATATCATTGAACGTATCATTGAGAAAGATTGTAAGATTGGGATGGGCACTACTAACATGAATAAGATTTTTAAAGGTCTTATTGAAGAAACTCCATATATGGGTGCTAAATCATACGATATAGATTTAGCTAAAAAGATTTTCGATAAAAAAGGATATGGATATTCAGATGTTAAAATGGACGGTCGCTATTGTAATGCGATAGTTCGTTCAGGTGATGTTGAACTAGAAAGTCGCGGAGGTGAACCAAGTATTTTAACAGGAGCTCAATTTCTTAATGAGCTTAGTAAATTTAAAGATTGTGTATTAAACGGAGAATTAACTATACCAGGTATTAGTCGATATGAGAGTAATGGAATAATTGCTTCATTAATAAGTATTGGAAAGAAAACACTAGAAGGTAAAGATACTAAAAAAGAAATAAGTAAATTTGTAAAAGAAAATAACATGTCTTACGAACAAGCTCTTAATTCAATTCAGTATACTGTATGGGACACTATTACAGTAGATGAATATTTTGATGCCGCATCAGATACTCCTTATTATCAACGTAGAGCTAGAGTCGTTGAATTATTAAAAGACGCAGGTTCTACAAAAGTAGTTTTAATTGAATCACGTGAAGTTAAGACTTATGAAGAAGCGATGTCTCATTTCCAAGAAGTATTAAAATCAGGTGAAGAAGGTACAATACTTAAATCAGCTAATGGTAAATGGAAAGATGGTAAGCCAAATTGGCAAGTTAAAATGAAACTTGAAATGGATGTCGACTTAAAGATTGTAGGTTTTAATTATGGAACTAAAGGAACTAAGAACGAGCATTTAATATCTTCATTTACATGTGAATCAAGTGACGGTAAAGTTATAACAAGGCCACAGGGTCTTAAAGAAGACATGATGGATTACGTAACTAAAAATCAAGATAAATTAATGGGTACTATATTAGAATGTAAATCATGTGGACTTTCACATGATAGTAATGGTAACTACTCATTATTACACCCAGCATTTATTAGATTAAGAGATGATAAGAATACATGTGACTCTTTAGAATCTATAATACAAATTGAAGCTATGGTAAAAGGTCTAGTTTCCTAATAAATATTATATGGACTCAAAGAATATATTTGAT